ATTTTGCTTTTGAAATACATTTTCTGGTATTTCTAAACTAGCTGTTTCAGGAGATGGTGAATATTTTACAAACATATATATAAAATCCCTATTTATTATTATAATAGATAAATACTAAAGCACCTACAATCCCAACACTTAAATTGAGAGTTTTTAATAGTCCATATTTATATTTCAAATGTAAATTTTCATAACTTGCTTCACTGGTTTGATGATTAAATCTACGTTCGTACATTTCATTAGCTAAATCCTTGTTTTTACATAATTCATATTGATAACATTTATCAGCAAAAACAGTACTTTCACAATCTAATAATTTGCTTTCGTTTTCTTCTTTTAATTCTTCGCATTTTTCATCTCCGGGTAAATCTTGACGATTTGTTGAATAATAAAAATTATATGGATTATAACTTAATTCATAACTGTATTGTTTTTCAAAAGACATCTATAACTTATAGATATATACTTTTTATACACAAATTCGATAATAGTCAGTTAATAGAGCAGTTACACTAGGTCTTTGAATATAACAAATTGTTCCAGGTCGTAATCCAACTACTAATGCCTGAGGATCAAATCGTGAAATCTCAGGTAATTGACGTTTATCACGTACTTGATATTTTTCTAAAAACTCGGTTTCTTCAGTTTCGTTTAAAGGTCTCATCTTCGGGACCAGTGTATGTTTCAAAATATTGGATTGAAGACGATGAATATTGTGAATAATAACGAAAATACCATCATGATCGTATAAATATTTCATTCGTGTTAAAATCGCATCATTCGGTTCGTCGTCAATAATAACAATTAACGTGTCCTTCTTCGTAAGAACCTCTTCTAAAATAAATAGATCTTCAATAATATTATCAAGTGCCTCCTTTTTTATTTGTTTTGTACTCTGTTTCAACGCAAAATAGTACTTTACATATACTTTGTTTCCTTGATCATTCGATAATAACATATCTAATTGTGAGTTAGACAACATTGAATCAATTTCATTCATTGTGAAATTTTCATAGTCTTCGATAGCATAACCATGTGAATCCAGTTGATCCAATAAAGTCTTTCGTGACTTGTAAATATTGATAATACGAGTACTAATACTTGACATTTTACTAAATATATCTGTATATGATATATTTAATTCATTTTTTTAAAATCAATTTTATTGATATTTATTATTGTCCTGCTTTCGTAATGACGATATTGGAAAAATCTATATCCGAACTCTGGGGTTTTTTTGTGATAGATGGAGAATCTTTTACACTATCTTTCACTACGATACTTGGTTGGTCGGGAACATTTATAAAATCCTCTGTTATTGTTCTACCATTGGTGGGTGTAGCTTCGGTTGAATGGTCACTTCCATTACCATTAAAGAATTTTGGGGCGATTACAATTGATGGTTGTGATACTGGTTGAGACATGATTCCATTTGGTTGCTGAACAATAGGCGTATTTTCTATCATTGAAGTTGGTGGATGTTGAATATGTGCCTGATCTTCGGGATAAATGTCAAAAGGTGTTACCACATTCATTGTATCGTTATCGTCGAGTCCGGTTCGATCGATTGCTGAAACAGTAATAAACTTGCCACCTACATGACTTACTTTCCATGGTCTAGTTGGATAATTATCTTTGCAATTTCTTAAACATACTCGCTCACCAACATTATATCTGGACCCACCTCCTTCCTGGGGTGAATTTCCAGGAGGCGGATAATCGGGAGAGTGTGGGATCCATCCAGGTGATTCAGGTGTGTTGAATTCTTCACTGGTATGTCCTTCACCAGGTGATGATACTGAAGTTCCTGGTGGATATGGAGGAGTTCCTGGTGGATATGGAGGAGTTCCTGGAGCATATAGAGGAGTTCCTGGAGCATATGGAGGAGTATTTGGATCATATAATGGACTGGTTGAATCATTTTGTGCTGCATCAAATTCTTTTCGTGTCATTACTCTGCCCAATAGTGCCGAATAAGGTGGGCTATTCGGATCATATACTTCATCTTTATCGTACGAAGTCGCAGTAGAACCATATTCAGGACTCATATCGGCATAATATGGACTATTTGGATTATATTTGGGTGATTCAGGAGTAAAATCATTATCATCGGGCGTGATTATACGATTGCGTTGTTTTTTACTCATAATTTCACGTATGGACTCTAATAAGTCGGTTGTATTCTTTTTACCCGTTAGTTGCGTAATGTTATCTGAATAAGACATATTCTCCATTTGATCAATATTGTCTTCTGTTATAATGCGCATTTGAATGTTCATTGTTTGAAGTTCTTGGATTAACAATTTAAAAGTATAGGGCACACAAATAATACTAAATGAGCGTCCAAATTTCGTAACGTGTTCTAAACGTAGATCTTCGTTTTCTAATGATCCAATGTATTTTAATGGTCCATCCACCATTGGACTCATAAATAAATTTTTCGATGGATTATAAATAGAGATTAACCCACTGTGATTACAAATTGCCACGTAATATTTATCACCCCTTTCCATCATCGATTCCCGCAAAAAATCACTAATTCCATGAGAAATAATCGTATCACGTTCCATTTCTCCTACACGTAACCCACCATCATTCGCACGACCTCCAACCGTTTGCTTTGTTAATTTTGTCCTTGGACCTGTTCCACGATAATTAATCTTATCTTTCACCATATGTTTCAGACGCATATAATACGTCGGACCCATGAAAATTTCACTTTCTAATTGCTCACCTGTCATACCGTTGTATAATAACTCGTTTCCATTAGAATGAAAACCCTGTTTGGTTAATATTTCTCCAAATACCCCGATCTTCGATCCTTTGTTGTTAAACGCAGTACAATCACCAAATCCGCCTACCATAGCACATGCCTTTCCCGTTATACATTCGACCAATTGTCCGATGGTCATTCGTGAAGGAATCGCATGAGGATTAATAATAATATCCGGTTTTAAACCATCTTTTGTAAAAGGCATATCACGTTCGGGAACCACTAGACCGATCGTTCCCTTTTGTCCGGCGCGTGATGCCATTTTATCGCCAATCGTTGGAATACGTTGTTCAATAATGCGAACCTTTGCCAACCGTTTTCCATCTTCATCATCCGTAATAAATACGCGATCGACTACACCTTTTTGTCCTTTTTTGGGAAATTTAGTTTCATCACTTATTGATGTTGGTGTATTTATTGCCATTTCACTGACAGGATATGTGGTAATAGAACTTCCAATAAGTGCCGTATTTTCGGACACAATGGTCCCTTCTCGAATTAATCCATTTTCGTCCAACTGACTATAATCAGATCCACTGCGCGTGTTTGTAATATTTGGGTCCTCTTGGACATTTTTGAATCGTTTTTCGGTACGACTATCCGGACCTGTAGATGTTTCTTCATGTCCTTCATAACAACTAATATACGATGTGCGGAATAATCCTCGTTGAATAGATGCTTCATTAATCAACATTGCATCTTCTACATTGTATCCACTATAACACGCGATCGCAACAATCGCATTTTCACCATAGACATTTTCTTCCTTATTAATATGGTCCAAGAAACGAGATTTCACCAAGGGGGTTTGCCCATAATTTAATAGTACAGCCGTTTTATCCATACGCAATTGATAATTCGTATGGTACAGCGAAGATGCTTGCTTACTTTGACCGCAGGAAAACGAATTACGTGTTGCTGGATTATTTTCAGGGAATATGATCATATTACACATCATACCGAACATAAGAGAATTATGTATTTCACAATGCGTATATTTTGAAACTCCGTTTGAATCCATGCTTTCCTCAAAACTTTCGGGAGTCAATGCTATTAATGTGTGCTCACTTTCACTATTATCAATATAGTCCAAGACTGCTTTGTCATGTAAAAATCGGTCTAGTTTTGCGGGATTTGTTTCTGTTTCAATTCCTTCGTATAAATCATACAAACTATAAATATTCATTTCAGAAGGATTAAATGAAATGTGCTCTCGTTTTTTATTGAAACCGGTTGTCAATTCACTCCAAGAAAAATCATTGTCTTGTAATCGTTTCAGCATTGTCTTGGACATATATGACAATTTATTCGTCAATTCGTCTTTGTAAAAAATAGGACGACTCAATCTTCCCCCGTCGGTATAAACGAAAATAGTATTTAACCGAAAATCAAATGTAGCACTGGAATAAATCGGTAAAAGTGCGTTGCGTCTATAAAGTCGAAATGTCTTGATACATTCGATAGGTTGTTCTACTCCACCAACCAAAAATCCATTCACAATGACTTTACTTACATTGGCAAGTGTTCTTGGACTATATTCTTCAATAAGTTTCATTGCCCATTTTTCTCGCAACCAAGCAATCATAGGTTCTCGTGAAACACCGCGCGTAATATACGTGGAAATTGCCAGATGTTTATGTAATCCAATACTTCCGCCATCTGGTGTATCAATCGGATCAATAAATCCCCATTGCGAGTTATGTAACACTCTTGGACCCACCAATTTAGAACCACTGTCTAAGGGCAAATTTGTTTTACGCAAATGATTTAATGCCGAATTAAACGACAGGCGATTTAAATCTTGGACAACACCAATTCGTTTTGTGTGACTATGCGCACCCCAGTTTCCTTTGAATGCTTTTTTGAATCCTTTTTCCAATTCACGTTCGCGAAACACATCCATATAATTTTGTGTAATGAGTCCAAATAAATTAGATTCGTACATTTCTTGGTTATAGTACAACCGTTTCTCAAATTCTAAATGAATGTTACGTAATTGTATGGACCAATATTCACGGAATAAATCATACAAAAGCGATCCAACCAACTCAATACGTTTATATTTGAAATTATCACGATCAGTTGGCGTTTCCGTTCCATTATAAACAGACAGCAAACGATACACAATATCTCCAAGTCCGTACGCTTTTGCAATATAATTGGTTTCACCAATATGAGGCAAAAAATAATCACTCAAAATCTCGAGAGCATGTGATATCCCCTTTCCTTTTGTCAAAAGGGCAATGTATTTCAGTGCGTTTTGTTGTGTCATAATATTGGCACTATCATGAACACAAGGAATAAATAGGTCTATCATCGATTCATATTTATCCAAGTCCAAGAGACAATAGGAAATGATTTCCTTGTCTGAAATAATACCTAATGCGCGAAATACAATAAACAAGGGAACTGGCGCGCGAACATTAGGAATTTTCACCACGATTTGATGATTCGTATATTTCTTGGACGGAGTACATATTTTCACTGAAAATGTTCGAACAGGTTTCGACGCATTTTCCGAAACAGAACGCAATTCGGCAGAATACAAATATTTTTCATCATCTACCTTTTTAATATACAACATATTATCCGCAAATTTCTCCTGAGATACGATTGTTTTTTCTTTACCATCAATAATAAAATAACCACCCAAGTCATTTTTACATTCTCCCAAGTTGTACTTAGCATCGCGGGGCATACCGTTCAGAGCACAAAAATCGGATTGAACCATAATAGGGAACTTACCCAGAAATATTTTCTCTAAAGTATGAATCCGCGTTTGTGTATTGCCATGAATAGAGGATTCCGATGCTTCGCGAAGGTTTTGTGCGGCCTTAGTGGTCATTTCAAATTGAATTTTATCACTGTCTTTTTTCTTTTTCTTAGTTGCTTTTGGACTTGCTCCGCCATATTGTTTGTTTATTTCTTCTGTGTTATTTCCTCCTTCTTTCATTTCTTCTTGTTGATCTCCACCAACTGCTTGTGATAGATTTTCATTCTTGTCAAGACTATTCATTCCACCCTCTTTAATTAAATCAATAGAACCATCTGCCATTCCTCCCGAAATACTTTCTCCAATCACACTAGGCATTTCTCCTGGATTTAATTTATCTATAAATTCCACATCAATATCATAATGAATAGTCATGGAATAATTCATATTGCGTAATCGCGCCTCATTTGGAAACATATAATGTGGATTGTTTTCATCATGAATAACTGGTTTTCCAAAATATATCTTTGTTCCATCCTTACCGCCCATGTACATTTTACATTGCGACATATATTCATTTGTTTCGGGATCTAATTTTGAATATAGCACAACTGGGTTCTTCTCCTTAAAAATTTGATAAATACCATTTTTGTAGAAATCATTAAAAGAATCTATATGATGTCTCACTAAAGCTTGAGGATTGTCTTGGAAGTATGTGTCAATCAACTTCCATATTGTGTCATCTCTCAATTCCATCGTATATAAAGTATCCACATATTTCGTTTTTATCTTGTTTTACTATATAATTGAGATGCTTGAAAACGATAGTCTCGAAAATTACTTATTTGGACCTTTAGACAAAAAGTATT